GATATGAGGAGCTGATACCTTCTCGGGTGGGTTCGATTCCCACGCACTCCCGCCACTGATTGACTGTAACTGCAATGGTTGCAGTCTTTTTATTTTTAAATCGTGACTTTTTCGTGACTTTTTGCCGAGTTTTTCATAACATCGTCAAAGGTATTTGCAACATCGCGACCAAAATCCGCATCATCCTGGAATAGGTGAGTATATATAGATAATGTTGTAGATTTATTAGCATGTCCCATTAGCCTTGATAGGGTAACTAAATCTGTACCGTTACTTGCAGCCATAGAGGCGAATGTGTGGCGCAGTTGGTGGAATGTGACGTGATCAATCCCTATACGGCTCGTGTATCGTCTTAATCGTTCATTTACCGCGTGCGGGATAAGAGGAGAGCCGTCCTCTGATTTAATTAGGTATTTGCTATTGTTCCATGCAGAGCCTAGCCGTTTCTTCTCGCTTGTGTGATAGTCCCTCAACGCTCTTATATCGTCCTGTAGGAATTGAGGTAGGGCGCAGACTCTAACGGCCGATGTAGTCTTAGGAGACTTTACGAAATCCACTCCGCTTTTACTCCTATAGCGGGCCTTATCTATAACTATTCTGTCGCCTATAGGCTTATCCTCGATGCCGAGGACTTCACCACGACGTAACGAACAGAACAGAGCTAACTCGAACATTACTTTGCTATCGAGCGGGAGGGTGCATAGGTTGTCAATAAACTTTGTAAAATCTTCTGGACTCAGTATATGTGCCTCTTTCTTCGCTCCTATAGGCATTATAATATCGTGGCAAGGGCTACTAGGTATCAACTCCCAATTTACCGCGACAGAACAGCAACGAGAGAGCACAAAATAGGTTTCGCGGATTGTCTTCGGTGAGTATCTGCGCTTTTTATGTGCGTTCGCTTTTGTCTCCATATTGGCTAGCTTATCAATCCACTTTTGTAAGATTCGCGGCGATAAGTCGCTTGCTGGCATATCGTCTAGGGTGTCTATAATTCGCTTTCTGCATGCATTGTAACCATCAACGGTATTAGGTGACTTATTCTTGATAACCGTCTCCCATACCGACGAAATAAGCCCATATACGGTGTAGTCGCTAGAGCCTTTTGTAAGTACCTCTTGCTCCCACACATGCGCCATTCTGACCGCGTCCTTCTTCTTCGCAGTAGTAAATGTCTTTGTGTATCGCTTTCTCTTCCCGTTAATCGTCTGGGAGAGTGTCGCCCTATATTTATTAGTGTCTACTTTTACGATATACATACTTTTCTTCCTTATTTTTGGCACAAAAAGCACCACTCCGATATACGAGTTGTAATTGAGTGGTGCTACTGGTACAATATTATTCGATATAGTGTTGTTGGTATTATACCAATAGCTCCGAATCGCTCCTATTGCCGTAGGGGCGGTTTTTTATTTATTCAATACATTTATTAACAAATCTATATTTGTTGCATATTTCGGTTTATTTCCTAGTTCATAATCAAGTAAATAATTTTGGCAGGCTTTAACGATATTCTTCTCCTCTTTATCAAGAAAAGCTTTCATCATCTGATAAAACATGCCCTCCATATTAAATCTATTTACTTTTGTTCTATCTACAGGAAACATTTTAATAAAATGAATACCGTGCCTGTACGTGTCTTTCGTTGTATGCCTAGTAGGTAAAGGGTAGTACTGACATTTAGGAGTATTAGGGCTTATATTAGACCTAATGGGTATTGCAAAATCATAAAAACTTCCTTTATATTTGAGCTTTATTATTAAAGCACACGGGCGTTTTGCTTTTTGCAACATCTCTGGATCAACAGTATATTTTTTTAATTCTTTAGCATCCAAAGACACTATTTTCATAATTCCTCCTAAACATAAAAGGGACTCACCAGCTGGCAAGTCCCTTAATAAACGAATATTATACGCCGTTAAGCACCCCGTCCGCCACGGAAGTTAAACATACGAGTGTGTTATATTCTAACCGTAACACGCGGTTCTTAAGTAGACTATACCAAATATTCTATTAACTTTCTAGTTGTTTTTATATATTTTTATGTGTTTTTTATTACACTTAATTGCTTTTAAGTGATTCCTAGTGATATATACTGATTCCTTTAGGTTGTGTAGTGGTACCAGTGTTCTCCATAATTCTATCGAAATCGATGGAATTGAAAGCAGGTTTAGCTAAATGTTCCCCACACCTAAACTGGATGCTCACCATCTTTTCTTGATATTCTTTACCCATATATGCCTCCTGCGCTATACTATGCCATCAACTCGTGCCTCATAAGCTCAACGTCCTCTAGTGGAATCATTCTGTCGAGGTCGTTATTCAGTATATGTCTTACCTCGTGATTTATCGTTTTACTTTGCCTATCGATCGAATCCCTTGAGTTAACTAATATCGTATAGTATGCTTGCCCATCCTCGTCGAAGTAGTACGCAGTCAATCCGTGTATCTTACAAGGTAAGTCCATATATTCTATCCTGTACATCCCTTCTTCCATATTACTTACCCTCTTTATGCTTCAGCTTCTCCAGTAGCGTTGCAACATATCTTATATCTTCTTCCGATACATCTCTTGCTGCGTCAAATAGCACACGGAGCTCGTCTCGTTCGTAAAGCTCTTTTGCGGCTTCTGCCGCTTCGGGTTTGATGTAGTAGGTGGAGCCTATTTCCTTACCCAAAATATAATTCATATCAACATTAAAGAAATCGGCTAATAACTCCATTGTTTCAAAATCTGGAGTCCGAGCACCTCTTTCATACATACTTATTGCGCTTTTAGATAAGCCTAGTTGTTTTGCTAATTCTTCTTGGGAATATCCTCGCATTTGTCTTAATTCCCTTAATCTTTCTTTGAAGTCCATATCGATTAAACCTCCGTAAATGCATTAAATCACGTTATGTGAATTATTTCAATATAAAAATACACAAAATGTGTTGACAGGTGTACACAATACGTGTACTATGTAGACATAGCACAAAAGACTTTAGAAAAAATACTAAATATAGATGTTTTTTAGAAAGGAGGACTACATATGGCTTTATCAGCAGGTGACAAAATGCGAACATTGAGAGGAGACAAGTCTCAAGAACAAGTTGCAGAAGCCCTCGGTATTCCTGTATCTACCTACGCTTCATACGAGCAGGGAGTAAGAATTCCGAGGGACTCAATGAAAAGAAAGATTGCTGATTATTACAATCGAACTGTACAGTTTATTTTTTTTAGCAAATAAGTACACGAAACGTGAACTTTAAGTTTATATAGTGCGCCAGAAAGGAGGTTAAACACATGACTATAACAAGAATGATTCTGATAGCAACACTTTTATGTCAGATATACATCCTATTCACAATAGTGCGGAATAACCGTAAATGAGATTGTTTTGCTGAAACAACGAATGTAGGTATTTGTGGTTAGGGTAATGGTAATCTCTCGGACTGGTTCCTTAATGTAATAACTGAACTCAACGGGCTTATTTATAGGCAATAGAGTTGTGCCAGGAAAAGGGAATTGTTCATCATCTGGAAACGAAAGAGATTCTTTCGATTCTACATGTTTATGATCGGATAACAACTTCAACCCCTCACCAGAAATAGATACGGATTCCAGGTAGATGGCTTTCGGAGAATCATTGAACACCTCGAAGGAAAGTAGAAAGGGATTAAATTGCTGGGGAGAGATAAGAGCATTGTCTACATAAACTCTAAAATTATTCGTTTTCCGGGTGTACCAAACACTATAAATTGCCACCAGCAAGGCGATGATTGCGATTGTTCTATCTACGTTAAACATTTTATTACCTCCTATACAGGAGATTATACACCAGAAAGGAGTAATACATGAAAGGACAGGATTTTACAAAGTATTTAGCTGCACTAGAAGGTATTAACTATCAGGAGTGGCGAACATTAAAAAATATTGTGGATTCCCGTTTCACTAGGTTGGGGAATCAGATAACACTTTCGTTTAAGCCAGATTACGTGTTCACAAATTCTAATGATATGAAAAAAGAGCCACTTCGCGCGACCAAAAGGGAGCATATGGAAACTGCAAAACCACGCAATGAGTGGAGAAGATTTGAGCTTATTACAGAGGATGAAAAAATGATAGCCGCTTTAGATTCCTTACTTGACAGGAAGCAGCTATCGAGAGAGGAGCTTGCAATTATTCTGTTAAGTCTTCGCGTTCGACCTGGCATAGGGGAAGAAGCTTTTGGTACAGAACTGCAAGATACCCGAGATAGTCTGATAGGTGCTCAGTAGGCACTTTATGATAGACACCCTCAAGTATTCTCGGGTCACACCGCCATACATACACAGAACAGGTAGTAGCTGATTCGACAACGATCTCAAATTCGTGTGAATAAAGTCTGCGGTATATGACGGTACCCGTATCGATCGTTTTAACGGAATACTTGTTACCTAATTCAGACAACATTTTGTTTTCTAAAGACACTTTTATCACCTCCTTTCGAGGTGAGTATATCACAACACTATATCAAGGAGGTACAGCATGAACATACCTATAGAAGAGCGGTTCATTACGACAAGTGAAGCGGCCAAAATCCTGCAGATAGATGAGCAGGTACTCAGAAAACTAGGACAGATGGGTTGTAAGGGCATTTACAAAATCGGCAAGCAGTATCGATTCCGCTTAAAGGAGTTTGAGACTGTCAGTGCTGAACTGTCAGAGAACCTAGAGAAGTTATCGCAAGAAGTAAAGAGCCTTGAAGAGGATTACAGAGAGAAGGTCGATAGATTCGGTCTTTTCGATAAGGCAACGAAACAGGCACAGACGGAGTTCTACACCATGCTCCGCGCGCTGGAGATTATGAGAGGTGATACAGATGAGAGAGCTGTTTAGTTCAGTTAAGGATGTACTACTAGAGGCTTGCAGGGGGGAACGGCAACACGCCACTGCAGGAGCTAATCGGATGTATCAGCATGGCGGCACTTATTCCGACACTGTGGCTATTCATGTACATGTTAGGGGCGAGGTAAACAATGAGCATTAAACAACTCAACATCTATGGTGCAGATAAAGTGCAAGTTGCCATTGATAGGCTGCGAGCTTTCGAACCAAAAGAAGGTTACTATCTTTGTTTTAGCGGAGGCAAGGACAGTAGCGTAATCAAGGCACTTGCTGATATGGCAGGAGTTGCCTATGATGCACACTACAACTGCACAGGCATAGATCCACCAGAGGCGGTGAGATTTATAAAAGAGCAGCATCCTGACGTTGCGTTTGAATTTCCTTATGACAAAGAGGGAAAGAGAATCACAATGTGGAACTTAATCCCTAGAAAGAAAATGCCACCAACAAGACTTGTGCGGTACTGCTGTCAAGAACTAAAAGAAGTTGGTGGAATTGGCAGGTTTGTTATTACAGGAGTTAGATGGGCGGAGAGTGCGAAAAGGAAAAACAAGCGCAATCTTGCAGAGGAACAAACAAAATCTGGCAAACGCAAAATGTCAACCGACAATATTTCAAACGCGCCAATGTTCAAATTCTGCCACGACTACCACAAGAAAATCTTGAATCCAATTATTGATTGGGCTAATGAAGAGGTTTGGGAATTTATCAAAGACTACAATGTGCCCTATTGCGAACTATACGATAAGGGGTTCAAAAGAATTGGCTGTATAGGCTGCCCTATGTCAACAAGAGCGAAACAAGAGCTTGACGCATATCCGAAGATAAAAAAGCGATATCTGATAGCCTTTGACAGAATGCTAGAGGCAAGGCACAAAGAAGGCTTAAAAACCACTTGGAAAACAGCGGAGGAAGTTATGAACTGGTGGTTAGAGGGCAAGAGGTAAGGAGGTACATCATGAGCGCCATAATTAACAAGAAAATAATTGAGTTCGGTGCTAATAATGCGCTGAACATTATAGGACAGTACAGCAGATTCAGAAAAAACAGAGACCTCAAATATTACACCATCACTACAGATAGAGAGGTCTATCTAGGGAAAATCAAACCGGATTGCTCCTACGAGCAATTTTTAGAGCAGATAGCTATCAAAGCCATTTCGGAGGCTGAAAGGCTCTACGACCTCAATGAGGAGATGGAACGAGAGTACAGAGACCTTTGGGACGATTACGTAGCTCTTAAAGAGGAGGCGACAGATGAATAAATCAGAGGTTGAACGCAGAACAAAAGAGATTGTAAGCGAGCTATCAATTATCGACAGCTTCCTGGCGGAAGGCAATATATGCCAGCCAAAATGGTGGCTAAACATGGAATATTCCATGTATGGGATTGTAGGCTTTATCAAAAAAAGCCGAACGTTAAAAGTACCCAACGGACTACATAAGAGGTTTGATGAGACAATCACCAACTACCGAGCTGAACTTATACGGGAGTTGGTAGAACTCAACAAGGATGGCAACTAATGATATTTAAAACATTCATCATCGGCATGGTGCTAGTCGGCACCACGATAATCCTTACAGAGTTGCACCGATACCAGGTGTACAAGGAAGACATAGAGAGGGAGGCAGAATAATGATATCTGATGAAAAACTACGCCACTATGCGGTTAATTTTCTTAAAGATGAAATAGCGGCAATTGATAAGACTCTTAAGAACGTAAGAACTGAAGGTGAAAAAGATCTCTTGCAGAATCTACAACGAGATTTAATTCGTGACCTAGAAGATATAGAGAGGGAGGCGCAAGGAGATGAATAATTTAGGACTAGAGCCTAAACACATGAAGGAGAACCGCCTAGAGCACTTCTTCAAGGACATACTCGGAACAGACAGGACAATTCCTAGAGCAGAGTGCGACTGGCACGACCCGAGGCTTGACAAAGAGCCAACGGATGAAGAGATGGACGCAATCGTAGGTAAGTATATAGATGATCCAGACGATGTACTGCCGCTAGTAGATTAGGTGGCAAGCATGAAAGTTGTTATTAAGCGAAGCTACGGCGACGCAAAAAAAATAAAAGAATTTCAAGAAGCAATTAAGGAGGCTAAAAATGGAATTAATACTACAAATGAACGCAGAAGAGGCTATCGAGGTAACGAAGAACGGAACGCTTAAGGCGCTCGCAGAGTCAATTAAGACACACAGCAAGGCAAGTGCAGAGTCAGCAGAGGAGCTACCACAAGCACCTAGTATGGACTGTGCGAGCTCAATGCCAGTAGAGACACCAACACAGGCACCTATGCCAGAGAGCACCACACCTACTTGGACTCCTGGCGGTGGAGCTACAGATGACTCTGCACCACAGACACCTACACCACAGACAGCAGTACCTACGGAGGTGAAGAGCTATACAGCAGATGAGCTACAGAAGGCAGCTATCGCACTGATGGATAAGGGTGTATCAATGGATGATATCGCGGCACTTCTAGGTAAGCACGGCGTAAGTTCGCTACCAGAACTCACACCTGATAAGTTCGGAGCATTCGCACTTGATCTAAGACAGTTAGGAGCTGATATCTAATGGCAGAACACAAGGACAGAGCACACGCGCTATTATCGGCAAGCGGCGCGCACAGATGGATGAACTGCACACCTAGTGCATTGCTAGAGTCACAGTTCCCAGACACTACCTCAGAGGCAGCAAAAGAGGGCACACTCGCCCATGAAATGGCAGAGGCGAAGCTGCAGCACCTATTCAACACACAGAGCTATCGTAAGGCAACTCTGACTAGAACGCTCAACAAGATTAAGAAGAATGAGTTATATCAGCCAGAGATGGACGGATACACAGACGACTACGTTGCATACATCCGTAAGGCAGCTATGGAGTTCGAAAAGACACCATACATCGCTATCGAGAAGAGATTAGACCTCACAGCATATATCCCTGACGGATTCGGAACAGCCGACTGCGTGATGATAGGAGAGAGGACACTACACATTATCGACCTTAAATATGGCAAGGGCGTACCAGTATCTGCAGAGAATAACCCACAGCTCATGATATACGCTCTAGGAGCACTAGAGGCATACAAGATGCTGTTCGCTATAGACACGGTCAAGATAAGCATTGTTCAGCCAAGAATTGACAACACTAATAGTTGTGAATTTACAGCAGCGGGGCTTAAGCGCTTCGGAGATAAAGTCAAGGTGCTAGCTAATATCGCTATTAAGGGCGAAGGTGATTATACACCGGGCGGCTGGTGCAGGTTCTGCAGAGCGAGGCAGCAGTGCAGAGCAAGAGCCGATAAGAACATAGAGCTCGCCTTTGATGTAGGCAAGAAGCCACCACTTATCACTAACGAGGAAGTGGGAGAGTACCTACGTAAAGGCGAAGATGTAGCCAAGTGGTTAACAGAGCTACAGGACTACGCGCTAGCTGAGTGTCTAGCAGGAAGAGACGTAGACGGCTACAAGGCAGTTGAAGGTAGAGGCTCGAGAGCATGGACCGATATGGACGCAGCATTCGAGGCAATTATTGAAGAGGGTACAGACGAGGCAATGCTGTATGAACGCAAGCCTCTGACATTGGCACAAGTGGAGAAGTTAATGGGCAAGGCTCACTTTGCAGATGTAGCAGGAGAGTTCGTTGTAAAGAACCCAGGCAAGCCTACACTCGTACCAAGTACAGATAAAAGAGAAGCTATCACTAATAAGATAACAGCCAATGAGGCATTTAAGTAACGGAGGTAATTAATTATGGCAATCGGAGACATGACAAACGTAACAACTGGAGAAGTAAGACTATCATACGCACATCTTTTTAAACCTTACTCTAACATCGAGGGGCAGGAACCTAAGTACAGCGTTACCGTACTTCTTCCAAAGACAGACACTGCTACCAAGGGTCGCATCGATGCAGCTATTGAAGCGGCAAAGCAGAAGGGCTCAAGTGGATGCTACAACGGAGTGGTACCGCCAGTGGTTCCTACGCCAATATGGGACGGAGATGGAACAAAGCAGGACGGTACCCCATTCCCACAGGAGTGCAAAGGTCACTGGGTATTTAGTGCTAGATCTAGTGCAGATTATCCGCCAGAAGTAGTAGATGCAATGGGCAACCCTATTATCAATCACAGTGAGGTGTACAGCGGATGCTACGCAAGAGTAAATGTAGAGTTCTTCCCTTATAACTTCAATGGTAAGAAAGGCGTAGGTTGTGCGCTCGGACCAGTTCAGAAGTTAAGAGACGGAGAGGCACTAGGCGGAGCCGCGCCTTCCGCAGCACAGGCATTCGGTGCACCACAGCAGGCACAGCCACAAGTTAACCCTATCACTGGTCAACCAGTAGATAACGTACCATTTTAAGGAGACACCATGAAGCACCTAAGTATTGACATAGAGACATATAGCAGCGTTGACATCAGTAAGGCAGGTGCTCACAAGTATGCGGAGGGTGAGGACTTCGAAGTCCTCCTCTTCGCATATAAAGAGGACGCACAGCCTACTAAGGTAGTTGACCTTGTATCTGGAGAAAAGATACCGCCCCATATAGTCACGGCACTATCTGATGTATCTGTTATCAAGCATGCATTTAACGCAGCGTTCGAGTGGATATGTCTTAATAGGGCAGGCTACTCCACACCGATTGAACAGTGGCGCTGCACTATGATACATGGTCTATACTGCGGATATCCCGCAGGACTAGAAGCGATAGGCAAGGCAATAGGACTCCCGGAAGATAAGCAGAAGCTATCAACTGGCAAAGCACTAATTAATTACTTCTGTAAGCCGTGCAAGCCTACTAAGTCTAATGGTAATCGCTCTCGTAACTTACCTAAGCATGCTCCGGAGAAGTGGGAGCTGTTCAAGGAGTACAACAGACAAGACGTTGAGGCGGAGAGTAGCATTCTCAAGAAGCTAACTACTCACCCCGTACCAGAGGCAACATGGGCAGCGTGGGTCGAGGACATCGGCATTAACTCAAGGGGTGTTGCGATAGATGACCGCCTACTCACTGGGGCTCTATCGCTAGACGATATGAGCACAGCAGAGCTATTAGATGAGGCTAGGGCTATCACAGGACTGTCTAACCCTAACTCGAATGCACAGTTACTAGGGTGGGTTATAGCCCAGGGCATCGAAGTAGATAACCTCCGCAAGGATACGGTATCAGATCTACTAGAGGGTGACCTTCCGGAGAACGTAAGAGCGGCACTGGAGCTACGCCAGAAACTCGGTAAGTCCTCAGTATCCAAGTACAAGGCGATGGCGGATGCTAGAGGTAAGGATGGAAGAGTAAGAGGGCTACTACAGTTCTATGGGGCTAATCGCACAGGTAGGTGGGCTGGAAGGCTTGTGCAAGTACAGAACCTACCTCGTAACTACATTAAGACCCTAGACGAGGCAAGGGAGCTTGTAAAAGCATCGAACTACAGAGGGCTCAAGCTGATATATGGAAATGTTCCGGACACACTCTCACAGCTGATTAGAACCGCATTTATACCCGCAGACGGTAAGAAGTTCATCGTATCAGATTTCAGCGCCATAGAGGCTCGTGTAATAGCGTGGCTAGCGGGTGAGAACTGGGTACTAGATGTATTTAAAAAGGGCGGTGATATCTACTGCGCTACCGCGTCTCAGATGTTCGGTGTTCCGGTCGAGAAGCACGGAATTAACGGAGATCTCAGACAAAAGGGCAAAGTTGCCACACTTGCACTAGGCTATCAAGGTAGCTCTAACGCACTAATACAGATGGGGGCTCTTAACATGGGTATCCCGGAGGAAGAACTTCCCGATATCGTGAGTAAGTGGCGCATGGCTAACCCTAATATAGTGCAGCTGTGGGATAGGATGAACAATCTAGCCATACACACTATAGATACAGGCGATACTACTTACCTTAACGGGCTTACATTAAGGTCTGAACTAGATATCATTAACGGTCTTAAGTACTTCACTATTGAGCTTCCGTCTGGTCGCAAGCTCTTCTACTGCTCACCTGGACTAGGCACCAATAGGTGGGGTCACCCATCTATCGAGTACAAGGGTATTAACCAGTCTAGCAAGAAGTGGGAGACGCAGGAGACGTACGGAGGCAAGCTGATAGAGAACGTTGTACAGGCAATCGCCAGAGACTGTCTAGAGATAACACTACATAGATGCATAGAGGCAGGCTATAAGCCCGTTATGCACATACACGATGAGATCGTCATAGAGGCTGAGCTAGAAGACAAGCTCGATGATGTTAACGCAATATTCGCCAAGCCGATACCGTGGGCAGAAGGACTGCCACTATCTGGCGCAGGCTTTGAATCATATTACTACATGAAGGACTAACACTCATGATTAACGATAGACATATTACAATAGCGACCGCAGGCAGTCGTAAATCCATTAACTGGGTAACCGGCAGCCTAATGTGGTCGGAATACTGCGAGAAGCTTCGGACACCTATTAAGTCGAAGGAGACACTCCAGGAGTACCTGGGCTACACCAAGGCCAAGCAAGACGAACTTAAGGACGTCGGGGGTTTTGTCGGAGGCAGCCTCGCAGGGGGCCGCCGTAAGGCCGATGCAGTGACGGGGCGCGACCTTGTCACTCTCGACCTCGACAATGTACCTAGAGGTGGTACGACCGACATCCTTAAGCGTGTTGGCTCACTAGGCTGTGCTGCAGCTGTTTACAGCACACGTAAGCACAGCGACTACTCACCAAGGCTACGTGTCATTATCCCCCTCGACCAGACGGTAACAGCGGACGAGTACGAGCCAATAGCTCGCAAACTAGCTGAGATGATAGGTCTAGTGTACTGCGACCCGACTACGTTCGAGGCATCACGCCTTATGTACTGGCCAAGTTGCTCAAGTGATAGCCAGTACGTGTGTGAGATATACGATAATGCGTTCTGCTCCGGGAAGGGCATACTTGCCTTATATGATAACTGGCAAGACATATCATCATGGCCACAGATACCTGGTGCAGATGCAATCGAAAAAAGGCGCCTTGCTAAGCAAGAAGACCCGACGACCAAGCACGGCATCGTAGGTGCGTTCTGTAGGGCATATACCATACAGGAGGCGATGGAGAAGTTCATACCCGGCATGTACGAGCCGACCGAGGACACTAACCGCTACACCTATACAGGTGGTAGCACAGCAGGCGGTGCAGTTATTTACGACGGTGACCTTTTCCTCTTCTCTCACCACGCTACAGACCCTTGCAGCGGACAGCTTGTCAACGCATGGGACCTCGTAAGACTGCACATGTATGGCGATAGAGACGACGACGCGAAAGAGGGTACGCCTACTGCTAAAATGCCGTCATATCTCGCTATGAAGACTCTAGCCGCTAATGACAAGGCTGTTACAGATATCATAGCCAAGGAGCGCATCGAGGCGGCCAACGAGGCATTTAAGGAAGACAACCTACTACCTATTACGGAAGAGAATATCGATACTGACTGGATATCGAAGTTAGCACTAGACTCTGGCGGACAGATTAAGAAGACTATCAACAATGCGGTGATGGTACTCGAGCATGATCCATTACTTAAGGACAAGATAGCTATTGACGAGTTCGCCAACCAAGGTGTCGTGCTAGGAGCACTGCCATGGGATAAGGGAACTGATCAGAGACCTTGGACAGATAACGACGATGCTAATTACGCGAACTACATGGAGCTCTACTACGACATCAAGGGCAAGGATTTACTCAGTAACGCGCTTACTATCGTATCGGGCAAGCACAAGTTCAACGACGTTAGGAAGTACCTACGTAGCCTTAAGTGGGACGGAGTCAAGAGATTAGACACACTTCTTATCGACTACCTGGGCGCAGAAGATAACCCATACACAAGGGCGGTTATGCGTAAGTCATTATGCGCAGCAGTTACTAGAGCCATGAAGGATTTTGTTAAGTACGACTACATGCCGATACTGGCAGGACCGCAGGGAATAGGTAAGAGTACATTCTTATCTATATTAGGAAAAGCATGGTTCAGTGACTCGCTCACCACATTCGAAGGCAAGGAAGCTGCAGAGCTTATACAAGGCATATGGGTAGTCGAGGTAGGAGAGTTAACGGCTATGAACCGTCAAGAGGTTAATTCGGTTAAGCAGTTCCTATCCAAGGTGGATGATATATACCGCGCGCCATATGGCCGCAGGACAGCCAGATATCCCCGTAGGTGCGTTTTCTTCGGAACATCTAACGAGGTTGAGTTTCTCAAAGATGACACAGGAAATCGCAGATTTTGGCCTATAGATGTAGGCGTATATGAACCTACTAAATCGGTGTGGGACGATCTCTCAGGCGAAGTCGACCAGATATGGGCAGAAGCTTATGCGTACTACCTATTAGGTGAAAAACTCTTCCTATCAAAAGAGATTGAGGCTATAGCACTTGAAGTACAGGACGAACACAGCGACTACTCTGCGCTTGAGGGCAACATAAGAGACTACCTCGACACTAAAGTACCTACAAACTGGCTAGATATGACGGTGCAGGAACGCAGGATGTTCCTCAACGGAAACGTAGCATATGAGGGCGACCTAGAGCCAATGGACAGAGTGTGTATAGCACAGATATGGGCTGAGTGTCTTAATGGAGATATCAAGTATCTTAAGCCGCAAAATAGGAACGAGATTGCGAGGGTATTGAGGAAGATACCAAAGTGGCAGAAGTCAAAATCTACTACGAGATGTGGCCCATATGGCATACAAAAAGGGTTCAAAAGGGTGTAAACCGTTCAGTAAAAAGAACGGTTTACAACAAAAAGGGTTTACAAACTTTTGTAAACCGAAAAAATCGGTTTACAGGCAAGTTTACAAAGTGGGTTTACACTAAAACCCTTGAAAAACTAATATATATAGCTATTTGTAAACTATGTAAACCAAAAACCTATAAGAGTTAAAAAATATAGAGTAAATACGGTCTATAAATCCTATAAATTCTATAAATCCTATATTTTAACCCTATATACGCGTAATAGGATTTACAGTTTACGAGTTTAAGGAGGCGCAAAAATGCTTGAGAAAGACATAGAGAAATTATTCACGGCAGAGATTAAGAGAGCGGGCGGCAAAGCATATAAGTTCACTAGCCCAGGAAACGACGGTGTGCCAGATAGAATAGCAATGCTGCCCGGAGGACAAGTAGTGTTTGTTGAGCTTAAGACAAATACAGGTAGGCTATCAAAGCTGCAGGAACTACAGTGCAGACAGATTGCTGAACTAGGGCAGACCGTAAGAGTACTACATGGGCTGTCAGAGGTTCGTGACTTCTTCCTAGAGTTTGGACTAGAAACAGCAGCATACAGACTTGAGCGAAGACTTGGGAAGGAGGTGATGTGACCCATGGAGTTCAAGGATGTCAAAGGGTTTGAACCATACTACAGCGTGACGGATACAGGAAAAGTATTTTCGAAACGCACAAAAATATTTTTGAAACCCTATGTAAACACGGGCGGGTATCTCAGGGTTAACTTAGTTGTTAATGGCACTACAATGCATGCCTATATTCACAGACTTGTGGCGGATGCGTTTATCCCGAATCCTAAAAAGCTTCCAGTGGTCAATCATATAGACGCTGATGTCACGAATAACCATGTGGAAAACCTTGAGTGGTGTAGTCAAAAATCAAATATTAAGCATTCACGAAAGCTTGGGAACCAGAACAAGGACACACCCGTCTCAGCTTTGAATATCATCACTGGCGAGCAGTACAATTTTGCGAGCTTAAAAGAAGGCGGATTGGCACTATACGGGAAACCCTGGGCACTAATTTATTCTCACAGGAAGGCCAATAATGGCCGCTTTTTCAAGGGCTGTTGGCTGTTTGAGGAGAGGAGGTGATGCGGTCATGGAATTTACACCACATGAATATCAGCGTTACTGCATCCGCAGGATCGTGGATACTCCGAAGCTGGGGTTGTTCCTTGACTGAGAGTCATGGGACTTGGGAAAACTTCGATAGTGCTGTCAGCAGTCAAGGAACTTAAGTATAACCGTTTCGCAATATCCAAGGTGCTTGTTATCGCACCTAAGAAGGTTGCGGAGGGCACATGGTCAAAAGAAAAAGACAAGTGGGATCACACAAGGTGCCTACGCATCAGCAGGGTGCTTGGTAGCGAGAAAAAGCGTATAAGGGCACTTTATGAACCCGCCGATGTATATATCATCAATCGCGAAAATGTGGTGTGGCTAGTCGATTTTTACAAGAACGATTGGCCATTCGACATGGTTGTCATAGACGAGTCATCTAGCTTTAAGAGCCATAAGGCGAAGAGGTTCAAAGCATTATCAGCGATGGCGCCTAGGATTAAGCGAATTGTAGAGCTGACAGGTACGCCTTCACCTAACGGACTAGCTGACCTATGGGCACAGCTGTATCTCCTGGATGAAGGCGCAAGGCTAGGCACGAGGTATGCAGGATTCCGAGAGAGGTATTTCGATGCAGGGCCTAGACACAACGGCATTGTGTACAAGTACAGTGCTAAACAGGGTTCAGAAGAGGCAATACTAAGCGCCATATCGGACATATGCGTATCCATGAAGGCGGCAGACTACCTAGAACTCCCAGATTGCATTATGCACGAGATACCCGTTGAGTTAGATCCTAAAGCGGCTAAAGCCTATAGAGAGCTAGAGCGAGAGATGGTGCTAGAGCTTCCGGACGATGAGGTAACTGTTACGAGTGCAGCTGCGCTATCTAACAAACTACTGCAACTAGGTAACGGCGCAATCTACGGAGAAGACCACAGCGTACATGAAGTGCATGGGTGCAAGATAGAGGCGTTTATGGAGCTTATAGAGAGCCTTAGCGCTTCGGGTAAGAGCGCACTAGTCTTTTATAACTATCAGCACGACAGGGAGAGACTCCAGAAGGCACTAGCCAAGACAGGTCTTGTCGTGAGAGAGCTTAAGACAACAGAGGACGAGGACGCCTGGAACGCAGGCAAGATAGATATATTACTTACGCATCCGGCATCATCAGCTTATGGACTTAACCTACAGCAAGGCGGTAACCACGTTGTGTGGTTTGGTCTTAACTGGAACTATGAGCTATACACGCAGGCCAATAAGAGACTGCATAGACAGGGGCAAACGGAGAAGGTTATAGTGCATCACCTAGTGTGTGAAGGGACAAGAGACGAGGACGTTATGGCGGCATTAGCAAGAAAAGACGATGTACAGCAGTTCGTCATGGACTCGTTGAAAGCACGAATTAAGAGAATTAAGGAGGCACAGAATGGCTAAATGGATATTAAGTGCAGAGTCCTACGGGGCTTTTAGGAACACAAAGGAGTATATTCCCGTTCCAAATCCGTACGGTGTAACAGTGATTACGGAGCGGGAGGCAATCAGGCTGACTAGCGGTTGCCGATGGGCGACCAGAGGGCATTACGTATTCGCAAGAGACCACAAGTCAATTAGATTCGATACACTGCGAGAGGCTCAGCGATATGCAGAGCAGTTAGGAGGTGCAGAATGAGGATGCATGATTTAACAAATATTGCCAATCATTACGGACTTAAGCACCAACTTGTTAAGTGCAAGGAGGAGCTGGGCGAACTTATAGAGGCTATTGATTCGACGAACGACGAGGCAATTATTGAGGAGATAGCAGACGTCGAGATCATGACCGAACAGTTGAAGCAACTTATGTGCGCTGATAGAGTTGTGGAACTTTACAAGGATTATAAAATCGCTAGACAGCTTAGACGAATAGCAGAGGAGCCTTCGTTGCAAAACCCGAAAAATTGTAAAGAATTATATGAAGCGGGCAAAGACTTTTCTGCAGGTTTTAGGCAAGGTGTTTTCGAGACCATGAAGGAGCAGAGTCATGAGCACGATAACTAAAGAAGAGCTACTGCGCATCCCTAAGCTGCGTAGGCATATCAAGCGCACACGGATGCGAATAGAACTTTATGAGAGCAAAGCGGAAGGTGGCGCCATAGAGTACAAGGAGAAGGTACAATCGGGTGTGTGCGACTCGGCAAGTGAATGCCTCTGTGCTGCGGTAGATTTGCAGCAGGAGCTTAACAACAATCTTCTAGAACTTAATGCATTAGTGTGTAAGGCGTATGATTTTATGAGGACATTTGACGATGTGTTTCTTCGCGATATTGTTTATGCTAGATACATAGTGGGACTTGAGTGGAAGGACGTAGCTAGTACATTTGGGTATTCTAATCAACGGATTTTCCAGAAACACCGCGAAATTCTTAAAAAATTATAGTTGATTATAGTTGATTATAGTAGGTTCTCTGATTTATGGTATAATCAAGCAAAGCTGGAGAGGGGGGAGGATAGACCCCCCGAGGCACTGCTTGAACAAATCCATTTAAAGTCAAACTTAATAAGGTGTTGCCCGGTACCGTTTGGTGTCGGGTTTTCATTTGTGATATAAAGTTCATCTATAGATTTTTAATGGCAAAATACATGTTTTGTATAGAGAATATCTATAGTTGGGCAAGAAGTGTTGAAAGATAATGCATTCCTAGTATAAACTTATTTGACAAGGAAGGGAGTGAGTCTAATGAAAATTAGTAAGAGTTATTACAGTGGATTCGCCCGAGCACTCGATTTAGGTGCAACTGTCAATAAGCGCAAGAGGGCGGCTTACGAAAACGGTTTCGAAAGAGATAGAAATGCGATAAGAAGGGACTGGGAGAATGTTGGAAGAGGCATTGAGCGAGAAGCCAGAAAACACGCAGTCGCAACAAGAGGTTAATCCAGAAGAAACGGCTGTAATGGGTAGAATATTTTCAGGAGATATTACTCCTGAAGAAATTGAAGACATTCCTCCCGAGGTTTTGAAGAGAGAGTTGTCGTCGTTTTCCGCGGAAATATACCACAGCGGACCATTACCTGCGCCTTGGATTTTACGTGGATATGAAAATGTGCTACCCGGTTCCGCTGAAAGAATCCTTTTATCCGTTGAGAAAGAACAGGACCATCGTTTTGAAATGGACTTGCGTTGCCATGACACTGACTCACGAGATAGCAAGATGGGCATTATTAGTGCGACGGTTTTAGGCGTGACAACTATTATAGGTGGTGTGGCAATAGCTTATATTGCACCTGGTACTGCTGGAGCAGTAGTTGGGGCACTTTTAGGAGCTTCTGGTCTTGCCGCGATAGTCGGAACATTTATCAAGGGAACCAAGGCTACTTGGAAGATTAATTCCGAAAAAGATAATCATCAAGATGCTAAAGGTTAAAAACACATAACACAAAGCAAAGAGTCCTTCGGGGCTCTTTTTTAATACCTTAAAGGAGGTGATGTACTTGAAACTTACAATAAAGCAACAGCGTTTCGCAGATGAGTACATCATCAGCGGTAATGCTACAGGGGCGGCGATTAAAGCTGGATATGCGAAGAGAGCAGCATATCAGCAAGGTGCTGAAAACCTCAGAAAACCTCATATAAAAGCCTATATTGCCGAAAGACTCGAGGCGATTAACTCGGCTAAGATTGCAAGTCAAGAAGAAGTGCTGCAGTATCTAACTTCTGTGATGAGGGGCACGACGCAAAGCGCAGTAGTCGTCATAGAGGGCGATGGTGATGGGGTGTCGTCTGCTAGGCTCATGGACAAGACCCCCGATGAGAAGGAGAAGTTAAAAGCAGCAGAGCTACTTGGTAAGCGCTACGGTGCATTTACTGACAAGGTCGAAGTCGGTGCGGATTTAGAACTAAACGTCAAGGTGGACTATGGCGACGGCAACGATTAAGGCTAATAGGATTTTCCGAGAGCCGAATCAGTCACGCAAGCGATACATCGTTATGCGAGGCTCTGCTGGGTCTGGCAAGAGTATGGACACTGCACAGCATTACATATTGCGATTGCTATCCGATAAAGGGCGTAATCTCTTGTGTGTTCGCAAGGCTGATGTTACTAATCGAGATAGTACGTTCGCAGAACTACAGGCGGCGATATGGCGAATACATGGCGATTCATGGGAGAAGTACTGGCGAGTTAACAGCTCTGCAATGATTATCGAGTGTCTCATTAATCAGAATCAAATCCTCTTCAGAGGAATGAATGACGAAAAGCAGCGAGAAAAGCTCAAGTCAATCACGTTCAAGAGAGGTAAGCTAACAGATGTCTGGATTGAAGAGGCTACGGAATTAACACAGGCAGACTTCGAAATCATAGATGATAGACTTAGAGGCGAATTGCCAGACGGACAGTTTTATCAGATTCGGCTAACGTTCAATCCTGTATCGGCTCATCACTGGATAAAGGCACAGTTTTTTGATAGGAAGGATGACGACGTTCTGACGCACAAGTCGACGTTTAAGGATAATCGATTTATAGACGATGCGTACTATAAGCGAATGGAACGACGCAAGGAAGTTGATCCAGAAGGTTATCAGATATACGGACTAGGTAATTGGGGCGAGACTAAAGGACTAATCTTTCACAATTATGAAGTCAAAGAGATATCAACGAACTACGAAGATTACGACTACGTTGCAATTGGGCAAGACTTCGGATTTAACCACGCAAATGCAATATACCCATACGGCTACAGGGACGGCGATATATACGTCCTTCCCGGGCTGTATGGACACGAGAAGGACACAGCGGAGTGGATACAAGAGGCTGACAAGTTCCCGGAGCTTAAGACGCGTGATATGTGGTGCGATTCAGCTGAGCCCGACCGAATAAAAATGTGGTACAAGGCTGGATATAGGGCAAAAGCAGTTAGCAAAGAGCCTAACTCAGTTACAGCACAGATTGATTGGATAAAGGGCAACCAAGACGGTGGAGAAATCGTCAAGAGGATGATTTATATACATCCAGAGAACATAAACTTTATTAAAGAAATAGGACAATGGAAGTGGAAGTATGACGATAAACGTGGCATTTATCTCGACGAACCAGTTCCATTTTTTGATGATGCAATGGCATCGATGCGTTATGGCGTAGAGGGATGGCGAAAGCCTAACCTAGCCAAGCTAAAAACATTCAAAGGAGGCATCTAGTGGCTAATAAAAGACCATATAAATTACCAGCACCAATTACACGAGATGCGAACGTGTTGGAGCAAGGCGTAAAAATGGAGCTGATTAAGGGGTGTATCGAACAGCATAAGCTGATGCTGCCGAGATATGAATACCTTGAAAATCTTTATCTCGGATTTCATGATATCTTTCGGCTTCCGGAGAAAGAAGGTTGGAAACCTGACCACAGGCTCGCTGTTGGGTTCCCGAGATATATCACCGATACATTCATAGGCTACGCTTATGGCAAGCCGATTAAGGTGCAAAGTGAGGACGAAAAGTTCGACGAAGCCATGCAGTTATTTGCCAAGCGCAATGCTCTTAAGGACCACAACAAGGAGATGGCGAAAGTAGCTTGTAAGTTTGGACACGCATTTGAGTACTTGTACCAGAATGAGAGTACTGAAACTAGGGTAACTAGATTTACTCCTAGGCAGATGTTCATTGTGTACGACGATTCGGTTGCAGAGCGCGCACTGTTTGCAGTCAGATACGGCTATCACGGAGAGAAGAGCAAACTAAGAGGCAAGCTATACGGCGAGATTCTTACGCCATCTCAAGTACTAAAATTTGAAGAAGACAAAATAACTGATAAGAATGATAATCCATACGGTAAAATTCCAGTTGTTGAATGGAAGCTTAACGAGGAACGCATCGGGTTATACGAGTCTGTGGCGGGGCTTGTCGAGACGTATAACGCTGCACTTGGTGAGAAAGCTAATGACGTTGAGTCATTCGCCGAGGCGTATCTTGCGATCATGGGTGCGGAAATTGACGAGGAAGGAATAAGGCGCATAAGAGACAGCCGCATCATTAACCTATATGGTACCAATAATGCGAAGGATGTACTCATCCAGTTCCTTCAGAAACCTACGGCGGATGGAACGCAAGAAAATTTACTGGATAGACTCGAGACTCTTATATATCAGACCTCGATGGTGGCGAACATCTCCGACGAGAGTTTCGGAGGCGCGACGAGTGGTACATCACTTGCGTATAAGCTTCAAGCAATGTCTAACCTTGCGGAATCCTTCGACAGCAAAGTAGAGAAGAGCATCCGGAAGAGGCTTAAGCTATTTTGTACTCTGTCAACTAATACTCCGCGTCAGGATGCTTACGAAGATGTCGAAATAACCTTTACCCGCAACGTGCCTAAAAACTTACTAGAGGAGGCACAGACAGCGGCGCAGCTATCGGGCATAGTGTCACACGAGACACAGCTTAGGGGCTTGTCGATTGTTGCTGATCCAAAGGCCGAGCTTGAGAGAATCAAGGACGAGGATGAGGAGTCTCAACCTCTATCAGTAATCGATAAGACTTTTGCAGGTGACAAGTAATGTCTGTCAAATCTGCTAGCAATATGTACTGGAAGACCCGCGAGGCCAGACAACACGAGATGAATCTCAAGGAATCAGCGCAGCATGATAAGATGCTAGAGCAGATATACAAGACTATGCAGGCTAGCATCCAGCGTGACATTGATGCCTTTTACGGTCGTTACGCAGCAAAGGAAGGTATCAGCCTGGCGGAAGCTAAAAAACGAGCTGATAAGCTTGATATTGAAGCATATGCGGCTAAGGCAAAAAGATATGTTGCTACTCACAACATGAGCAAAAGAGCTAACGAAGAGATGAGGCTTTATAATCTAACGATGAAGGTTAACCGCCTCGAGCTACTTAAGGCTAATATCGGCATGCAGTTGGTTGACGGGTTCAGCGATATTGATGAGTTTATGGGGAATAAGCTGAACGAGCGAACGACTAATGAGCTAAAGAGGCAAGCTGGTATTCTCGGTAATTCCGTGCGTAATTCAGAGGCAATGGCAGCCTCAATCGTCGGTGCATCTTTTCATAATGCGACATATTCACAGCGTGTGTGGGCGCACCAGGAGCAACTCAAGTACGAACTGCACAAGCTACTTACTAGAGGTTTGATGCAGGGGATTAATCCCAAAAAGTTAGCAAGCGAGTTATCCAGGACGTTTGGCGTCTCACTTCGCAACGCATCGAGATTGATGCGCACGGAGATGGCAAGGGTGCAGACAGAGGCACAGTTTCAATCGTACAAACGCAATGGTTTTGAGTGGTATCAGTTCCATACGCTAGGTAGTAAGGCGTGTGAGATATGCAGAGCCCTTGACGAGAAGGTATTCAAGGTCGATGATATGCTGGTGAGCGAAAACGCACCACCTATGCATCCTAACTGTAGGTGCAGCACATCCGCTAGTGTGGGACCAGAGAGCGATGTGAATTATGCGAAAAGCTTTGATGATTCCATAAAGCAAGATGTACACGAATCAATGTGGATTTATTCTCTAGAAGATGCAAGAAAAGAGTTGTTGAAAAGTCCTGTGGGAATTGATACAATCAATGCAATTAAAAACAGCGATGTTATTATCGATGTTATTAATATGCGTATGCATCCAACAGGGGCTCGTGGAGAGCAATATGGCGACAGAATAGATATTTACGCGAGGCAGTGTCCGAACAAACTTGTTTTTTCACAAACAATTGTGCATGAAATGGCACATTACCGATTCGGCATAGGAGAATGTCAACATGCGGAAGCGATATGTTTCGCAATGGAAAAAATGCACAAGGAACGCAGAGATTACTTGAAACCGGATGAGTGGGAGTATGTTAAGAAACTCGCGCAGGACGTTTATCCAGATTTAAAATGGGAGGATGGAGGATATGGAAACTATGAACAATTTGATTTTGTTAGAGACAACAAAAGCCTCTGATCGGGTACCGTGTTCGCATTGTCACAAGGGATACTGGGTGCCAAGTAACCCTGCAGTAAAATACAATTCGTGGTTTACTTGTAGTCATTGTGGCGCTAGGCGACATATAGAGCGCAATGTGACTGTAGAATAGAAACATAATAATGGAACGTACTCGGGTGACCTTCGGGCCCCGGGTCTTTTTATTGAGGACAGATAATGATACAAGTAAAAGTTAATAACTACTCTGTGGAGGTGAATGGTCACGCGGGATATATGCCACGTGGCTCGGATATCGTTTGTGCTGGCGTATCTGCTTTATATCAAACATTAGAGCAGTCAGCCAAGGAATTAACTGGCGGTGAGTATAAAACCTCGTCAGAGGAGGGATATGGGCGAATCTGCCCTATAGGTGAAGTGAGCAATGAGTACAAGCTACTCGTTAGCTCTTTTTTAATTGGCGCAAACGGGATTGCAGCTAGCTATCCCGATTACGTAAAGGTTATAACTGACTAGTCCAAGCATTGACGACATAAAAAGCAATGGCACAGCCAAGGCGTGGACGGCTAAAAAAGCTACGGAATTGTTAAGCATTGGAACATAAAAAATATGGGAGGAAATTATTATGCTAAACGAACTAACTAAATGGAAGCTACAGATGTTCGCAGATGGCGAAGGCGGAGACGACGGCGCAGGTGACGATCCGAACGCTGCTAAAGGTGGTAAAGGGTCGAATGGAGATGAGCCCGCAGGAGGTAAGTTGGGAGAAGGAGAAAAGAAGTATACCGACGCCGAAGTTGACGCCATACTCGACAAGAAATTTGCCAAGTGGCAGAAAGAGCAGGAAGCCAAGATTGAAGAGGCTAAGAAGCTTGAAAAGATGTCCGCATATGAGAAAAATCAACACGAGCTTGAGACGCTTAAGAAAGAGAATGCTGACCTCAGGAATGCTCAGACTTTATCTGATATGAGGGCTACTGCGTCCAAACTGCTTAAGGAAAAAGATATAGACGCAACAACTGATATCTTGGACTTCGTAGCCACTACAGACGCAGACGAGACTAAGGCTAACATTGACAAGTTCGTCGGCATTGTAGACAAGTTGGTAAAGGCTGCAGAGGTGAAGAGAAATACCGGTAAAACACCTAAGGACTTTGGTGGTAATGACGGTAAATCCGATCCATTCGCAGCTAAAATTGAAAAATACAAGTAAGGAGATCACGTATGACTAAAATTAATTTACAGATGTTCGCAGATGGTGATAATAATAACCAGACTGCTAGATCATTTAGCCTGCAGTTCAAGGAACTGCTCGCAGCAGTATTCCAGAAGCAGGCGTACTTCGGCGCATTCTTTGGCAATGCTATAGAGGCTATCGACGGTGTGCAGGACAACGAGAATGCATTTTACGTTAAGACATCCGACATGCCTGTTGTTCTAGGGGAGTACAGCAAGGACGCTAATACTGCTATGGGCACCGGTACAGGCAAGTCCAGTCGTTTCGGAGAGCGCAAGGAGGTAATCTACAAGAACACCCCTGTTCCATACACTTGGGGCTACAGCTTTCACGAAGGTCTTGACAGACATACGGTAAACAACGACCTTGCCGCTGCTGTTGCTGACAGACTTGATGTGCAGGCACAGGCTAAGATTGAGAAGTTCAACAAGCAGCACGGTAAGTTTATTTCGTCTGTCGCAGGGAAGACTATCGCAGGTGGTGCAAAGATCACAAAAGATAACGTCGCAGATGTGTTTAATGAGCTGTCCGCGTACTTTGTCAATATCGGTGCTAAGGGCACGCTCAGAGCTAGCGTTAATCCTGATGTGTACAACGCAATCATGGATAATGGGCTGTTCACAACCGCTAAAAGGGCTGATGTGGATATCAGCAACGGTGTTGTGATGAAATTCAAGGGATTCATTATCGAGGAGATTCCAGCTCCGCTGTTCCAGGCTAAGGAAGTTATCTACGCATATGTTGAGGGTGTAGGTAAGGCCTTTACTGGGATTGAGACAGCTAGAACTATCGAGTCAGAAGACTTCGACGGGGTTGCTTTACAGGGCGCAGGCAGAGCAGGAGAGTTTATCCTTAACGACAACAAGAAAGCTGTTGCTAAGGTTACTGTAACTGGAGCATAGAAGTAATTGGCGGGGTTTAACAGCCCCGCTACGTATATTAAACATATTAAGGAGGTACGTTATGTATAAGGTAATTAGGGGTTTTTTTGACCTAGAGGATTACAAGGACACTAAGAGCGGGAGAGTTTATCACGAGTATGTAGAAGGTGATGAGTATCCTCGTGCAGGTGTTGACCCTGGCGCTGAAAGAGTAGCGCTGTTAGCGAGCGATGATAATCTGCAGGGTGAACCACTTATCGAATCAGTTGGGGGTCCAACAGGTGAATCTGGAACCGAAGATGAGCTCGGTGAGGATGAGTCCGGTGAGAAGACTGATAGTAAGAGTGGTAAAAAGTAGGAGGTCATCATGCTTGATGAGATTAAGAAACTGCTCGGGTTTGACGACAGCGAGAATGATGCCGTACTAAATACGATAGTGTCGCTGGTTGAGAGTAGACTTAAGCATCTCATCGCAGAGGACACTGTCCCTGATTCGCTCTCCTACATCGTAACGGAGGTGTCTATATCACGCTTCAACCGGATTGGTTCCGAGGGCGTATCTTCACACGATGTAGAGGGTGAAAAGATGACATGGAGTAATGATGACTTTAGGCCGTATATGTCGGATATCGAGCAATATGTGGCTGCCCAAAAAGACGCCAGACGTGGGAGAGTGAGGTTTATATGAGGTACGATACACCTATGTATATACAGACTCTTGTTCCTGGAAAGTATAACGGGTCGACGGGCAACTATGACGGTGATAAGTTGTCCGAGGATAAGGTTATGGCTAGCGTAATGAGCCTTAAGGACGAAACGGTGCAACTACTGTTTGGAAAACTCCGTGATGACTGTCTAGTGGCACATACGCAGCGATACCTTGTGTTTAATCGAGTACGCATTGGTGCTAAGACTTATGAAGTTATTAAGCGGCGTAAGCTACGGCGCAAAGGTGCGTATTACCTACAGGAGGTATAGTAATGGGCTTTAAGTTTGTTGGTGCTGATAAGTTAGAAAAGGCTCTGCGTGATAAAGCAAAACTGGCTACGGCAAAGCAGATTGTCAGAAGTTGTGGGACTAAATTGCAGAGAGGCGCGGAGAACAATGCACCTGTAGACACTGGAACCCTCAAGCGCAGTATTACACTAGAAATTGAGGATGACGGGCTTACGGCTGTCGTAGCACCGCACACTGAGTATGCAGCATATGTTGAGTACGGTACACGATATATGACTGCACAGCCCTATATGAGGCCTGCATATGAGGAAGTTAAGGCTGAGTTTAAATCAAAGATGGAGGAATTGGTAAGATAATGGATCCACAACAGGCAGCGTTCACATACGTGAGAAGTGTAGCCATACAGCTATTTGGTGAAAATAAGGTGTATGACGGTTTCTTACCGCCCGAGGACACACCTTACCCATTTATCTACATCGGAGAGGCTATACAGAGTGACCGTGCTCTTAAAGGGGCAGTTATTGGTACTGTGAGCATTACTGCTCACGTGTGGAGTAATAATCCTAGAGCTAGAGGTCAAGTATCGGAGATGATGCGTCAAGTTAAATCTAAGTTATATGAGAATACCCAAGATTATGAAAATACACGTTTTGTTTCAGCATCATCAAGGGTACTGGCCGATAATTCTACGGCTAATCCGTTATTACATGGGGTTTTAGAGCTCCAATTTTATTTTAGTTAGGAGGAAATTATGTCAATCAATCTACAGATGTTCGGTGAGACAGTATCTGGTAAGAAGATAGTGTACTTGTTTCGAATCTTTAAGGATATCGCAACAACAAAGGGTACGATGCTTGCTTTCACCACTGAAAACAGCCGAACAAAGTCTAAGGACGCTGACTCTAAGGCAACTAAGAGCGGCACAGTGAGAACTCCTGGGCAGTCGGAAGTTGAAATCTCCGCAACTGCTCTACTTGCAAAAGGTGACGAGTTCATCGACAAGCTGGAGGATGCGTTGGATCATGACGACATCATCGAGATTTGGGAAGCCAACCTCGAAGAGAAGGGCACAGGAGCTAATAAGTTCAAGGGTATGTACTTCCAGGGATATCTTACTGAACTTGAGAAGTCGTCCGACGCAGATGAGAATGTAGAGCTATCGCTTAAGTTCGGGGTCAATGGCGCCGGAGTGAGAGGAGATGTTACCGTAACTGAAGAGCAGCAGACTATGGCAGCTTATGTCTTCAAAGATACAACACAGGGCGGAGCATAAAGACTATTCGGATATAACTGAGGGCGTTAATTCGCCCTCGTTTTATTTTTACAAAAAACAGGAGGTAACACATGAAAATCGTAATTAAAGGACACCCATACCCATTAAGATTCGGTCTTAAATTCGTTAAAGAGGTAAATGGAAGAGAGATGGCACCAGTTGACGGACTTATCGGAGTTGAACAGGGTATCGGACTGAATCTAATGATTGCAAATATCATTGACGGTTCAATCGAGGATTTAGCAAGTGCAATTCTTACTGCCAACAAGACGGAAGACCCAAAAATCAAGGAAGATGATTTGCGTGAGTATTTGGAAGATGAGACCACTAATATAGATGAAGTTTTCGAGAAGGTACTCAGTTTTTTCGAGAGTGCCAACTGTACGAGGAGAATATTCCAGAGCGTGAAAAAGTCGACGGATACAGTGAAGAAGTTGCAGGAGGCAGAGCTGAAGGCAAGACTAGAAGGGCAGAATTAGCCTTTGATGCCGACAAGCTCTACAGCGATATAGCTATTGATTGCTTTCGTCGGCACGGGTTCACAAGTTTTGAGCAGGTTGACCGCCTAACATTTCCCGAGTACGAAATCATGACGAAAGCTTATAAGTTACGCATGATTGACGAGGACTACAGGGCGCATCAACAAGCGTACTTAACGGTACTTGCGAAAGCGGTGAAGAAGTCGGGTAATCCGGTATATAAGACTTTCAAAAGTTTTTTCAATTACGAGGAAGCTATACGCAGGGTTCTCGATGAACCAAAGAAGACTGAGGGTAGGTTCGCCTCTCTCGGTAAATATTTAAAGGAAAGGGGAGAATAATGGAGAGCTATTCAGTAACCGCCGTATTAAGTGCAAAAGATTCCCTGTCGCCCAAGCTTAAGGGCGTTGCAGGATTGCTCAACTCCACTGGTGGAATGGTTAAGGCTGGGCTTGGTTTCGGTGCACTGACCCGAATCGGGGGATCCGCAGTAGCGGCTTTAGGGCGAAGTGTAAAAGGGCTTGTTACCGAGATCAACGAGACCAATGCGACTTGGAAGACATTTACAGCTAACATGCAGATGTCGGGAATGGGCAAGGCACAAATTAATCGGACGAAGAAGGACTTGCAGAACTTCGCTGCAAAGACAATCTATTCGTCGAAGGACATGGCGAGCACCTATGCACAGCTCTATGCAGTCAACAAGAAGACCACTACAGGAGTTGTAAAAGGTTTCGGAGCGGTTGCGGCCGCATCTGAAAATCCTAGGCAAGCCATGAAAACGTTATCAACACAAGCTACTCAGATGGCGGCAAAGCCAACGGTAGCATGGCAAGACTTTAAACTAATGCTCGAACAGTCGCCAGCAGGATTGTCTCGTGTCGCAGCTAAGATGGGCATGACGACTAAAGAGCTTGTTGCTAATGTGCAAGCGGGCAAGGTCAAGACTGAGGACTTCTTCAAGGCTATGGAGAAGGCAGGAAATGATAAGTCACTCCTAGCTATGGCGCAACAATATAAAACGGTTGGCGAGGCGGCAGAAGGACTGAGGGCGACTCTAGCAACTAGATTAGCTCCCGCGTTCGATGTTATCAGTAAGGCGGGCGTTGGTGCTATATCAGGAGCAATGGCAACACTATCGTCAAGGCTCGAGATCGCATCTAATTCCTTCAAAGGCGTAGGTGCTGCGTTTTCAAAAGCATTTAGTGCAGTTGGTAAAAGTATTGCCAAGATAACCAACAGCAAGAGTGCAGTTGATGCGTTTAAGAAAAGCATGGACGGTCTTGCCCGTTCCGCTAAAGGGGCGGCGAAGTTCCTCGAAAAACATGCGGATTCAGTTGCATACCTAGTTACTCATATTCCAGAGCTCGTAGAGGCTTTTATAGGACTTAAGATAGCCCTTAAACTAGCGGGCAAAATGAAGGCGCTCGGCACCGCCTCTGAAACAGTAGCCAGTGCACTGCCTAAAGCGGGAAAAGCAGCAGGAACTACAAGTAAACAGATGCTAGCATCTAGCAAGGCGTTTATGACTATGGGTGCTGGAGTCCTCTTAATGGCTAGTGGATTCTGGGTAATGGCGCAAGCGGCTAAGACAATTGCAAAATCAGGAAAAGGCACGATTGCGGTGTTTGCTGGTATGGCTGTTGCTATCGGTCTGCTCGGTATAGGCTTAGTCATACTATCAAAGAACATGGCTAAAATGAGCGCGGGTAAATTAAATGCGATGTCAACTGCTTTTCTTGCATTTGGCGGAGCAATAGTGCTGTGTGCAGCAGGCATGTGGATATTAGCACAAGCAGCTAAAACCGTATCAGATGGCGGTGGATTAGCTGTTGGGGTGCTTGCAGGAATGGCAATAGCAATAGGGGTACTTGTATTCGCATTCGCAAAGTTGGGACCTGAGCTTGATGTGGCAATACCGGCTATGCTGTCGTTCGGCGCAATGGTGCTGTTGATAGGTGCTGGTGTTTGGTTAGCCGCTCAAGGAATAGCTGCGGTAGTTAATGCGATTTCTGGTTTAGTTGATTCTGTGACCGGACTCATTAATGCGCTACCCATGGCAGCCCAATACGGATTACAGGCAGCGCTGGGCATTGCAGCGATAGGTTTAGCTTGTGTTGTAGCTGCTGGGGGAGCAGTCATCCTCGGGCTCGGATTAATAACACTCGGCGGACTAGCGATTATAGCCGCCGTGATGTTGCTAACTGCGGGCGCACTAGCAGTAGTGGCGGGAGTGCTCTTCTTAACCTTTGGAATATTAGTAGGAATAGCGGCAATTGGTGTGGGCGTGTTAGCACTCGCGATTAAGGCGGTTAATAGCTCCATGAAATCGATTGCGGCTAACGCAAGGGCGGCGGCATCATCTCTGACAGCGATGGTAGGCTCAGTTAATATCGTAAAAGCTGGGTTAAAAGCGATTGGCGATTATGCAGGATCGGCCATGAACAGGCTTAAGTCAGCATTTAGCGGGGCATCTGCAGGAGCAATGAGTGCGGGTGCATCAGTTGGTAGTAACTTCAGCAGCGGTCTATCTAGCGGGCTAAATTCCGCTGTATCGGTCGCAAGAGGCATGAGTAATACAATTAGGTCAATACTACACTCTGCAGGTAGTGGAGCATACTCAGCAGGTGTATATATAGGTGCTGGACTTGCAAACGGTATGGCATCACAAGTAGGCCGAGTAAGGAGTATAGCTACTACTCTATCAAACGCGGCGGACATTGCTATTAAGAAGGCACAGATTATACGCTCTCCTTCGCATAAACAGTTCAACAACGGTGCCTATATAGGTCAAGGACTTGTTAACGGTATCAAGAGCAAGATTAGTGCTGTTCGCTCGATGAGTTCACAGATGGCTAATGCGTTCTCGCCACAGATGGAAATGGCGGGCATGAGTGGCAATTGGGGGCTAAATGACGAGTACAACTACAGTTCACAGGCTCGATACGAGATTCATGTGCATAGCGAGATTGATGGTAGAGAAGTTGCATATGCGACTGTAGACGACCTCACAGAGCTGCAGGCAAGGAACGAAAAGCGCGACCGCAGAAGAAAGGGAAGGTTCTAAATATGTATAACTTCATAGATACAACAGGCAATCAGATCTCTGCGGTTAGACCGAGCGAGGCAATGTCAATTAATGGTAGATATATCGAGGACATAATACCTGGATATAGGACACTAACGGTACAGGGGCGGGAGCTACTCGCCTCTGACCTTACTACCGCAGAGGTGGCCTCTAGAGATGGCTCAATTCTTAAGAATAGGCGATATCCGTCAAGGTCGATAACTATTACCTATCAGCTAATTTGTAGCGACAGTGGAGCATTTCGAACCGCATACGACAAGCTGAACGAGGTTCTTAATACTGTCAACGCAAAGATTGTATTTGCTGACCAAAGCGACCGATTCTATATCGGAACTCCAAGGAACTGCGGAGACGTGCCAACAGGCCGTAACTCTGTAGTGGCTGATTTCGAGATTTTGTGCCTAACACCGTTTAAGTTCAGCACGAGCGAGTATACTGTACAGGCTATTAACGGAGTATTTAACGTTAACTACAACGGTACAGTACCTAGTTCGCCTCTGTTCTCTGTTGATTTCGCCCAGGCACAGCACGGAGAGAGCGGATATGTGGTATTTTCTGATGCACAGAGCCACGTTATACAGCTAGGCGACCCTAAGGAACTCGATACAACCTCCCATACAGAGAGCGAGACACTCATAGACGATAAGTTCAACGAGGCAACTCTTAATGGGTGGGGTAAGAACATAGGCAAGTCACACGAAGGTCACCTATATCAAGGATCTTTTCAAGTCAAAGAGTCGGGAGGCAAGTACATAACACCATCTAGTTATGGCTCGAGCACGAGCGCAGAACTTAGCGGTCCTTCTGTAACAAAAGATATACCCGCTGATAGCTCTGGAGTTAAAGGAGCGAAGAACTTCGAGATGTCCTATTATCTCGTGTGGTCGCTAAATGACAGTTGCGACCCTAGATGCCTTGGAACATATGAGTGCATGATTCATGACGCGAGCGGTAATGTTGTAGCTGGGGTAGAGCTTAAGAAGTGGTACTCGGGAACTGCAGCTAATGCGAAGATATACGCGGGCGGCAAGTATGTGCATTACTTCGAGTTCGATGCGGGGTACTTCTCCGATTGGTTCGGTTTCGGTTATGCTGGGTATCCACCTGTAAGGACAATCTCAATTAGCAAGATTGGTGATCAGTTCCGATTTAATGTAGCAGGGAGATTATTATCGTTTACGGTGCCAGAAGGTAAGGAAATGAAGGCGACAAAGGTCACATTCGCCTCGACGAAATATAGAGGTGTGGGAGACACTTACCCTCCTATGCTCAACTATCTATTTTGGGTAAAATTCCGAAAAACCAATGTCGAGAAGTTCGACGATATTCCTAATAAGTTCGCTAGGGGCGATAATCTCGTAGCTGATTGCTCGGATGGTTCTATAAAGGTGAATAACCTCCCTAGACCTGATTTAGGGGCACTCGGCAATGATTGGGAAACCCTAAAACTCGTTCCAGGGCAGAACAGAATAAACTTTGCTTGTTCTGCTTTTACAACGGATAAGCCTATAGCAAAGCTCAAATATAGGGAGGTATACCTATGATTATCTATTTTGCTGACCGCAAAATGCAGATACTCGGTCAAGCCTCTACAAACCTTAATGATGGCATATTTATTGTTGACGACAGCAAGACGGAATATGTATCTAACGGAGTTGTTATATTCGAGGCTACCGTATGCTATGGTGATACGGCAGAAAAAGACATGCGAAAGCTCTGCACAGCGGGTAATTACCTACTCCGCAAACACAACGCGGAGAACGAGTTTTACACCATCATCGATAGAGAATTCAACGAGGATAATAGGGAAGTCACCCTATACTGCGAGGATGCAGGAATGGACCTCCTCAACACCATAGCGGAGAAGTACGAGGCGTCACAAGCCTATACCGCTGTCGGATACATTGAAGAGTGGATACGCGGCACTGGTTTTGAAATCGGAGTGAATGAGATCTCGAATCTAAAGCGCAAGCTCAAATGGGATGGAGAGAGCACTGTAGCGGAACGTATCGCATCGATTGCGACTCAGTTCGATAATGCAGAAGTGTCCTATTCGTTCGAAGTTGAGGGTATGGCGGTAAAAAGGCTACTAATTAACCTATGGAAGAAGAGGGGCAAAGATGCGAAGATACAGCTTAGGCTCGGTCGAGATGTAAAAAACATACGCGACAAAGAGTCAGTTCAGACACTAGCAACAGCTCTAAGAGTTACGGGCGGAACTGCAGAGGGAAGTAGCGAGCCTATAACACTGGCAGGGTACAGCTACGATGATGGCGATATCTACACAGACGGTAAGCTACTTAAGTCAAGAAGTGCCGTTGCACAGTGGGGGAGCACCTGGAGCAAGGGCAAGCACATCGAACGTACATACAGTTTTGAAACTACATCACAATCAGAGTTATGCGCTCATGCGGTTACAGAGCTCAAGAAACTGTCTAGTCCTACTAAGACCTATGAGGTCGATATCGTGACTATGCCAGAAAACCTATCTATAGGCGACATAGTGTACATTGTCAACGATAGAGGAGAGCTCTATATATCAAGCAGACTGCTTGAGCTCAAGACCTCTGTATCGGGCAAGAAGATTGAGGCTAAACTGGGCGACTTCGTAGAGGAGGACAGTGGTATCGATGACCAGGTGAGGTCACTTGCTGACAAACTAGCGAACATTAACACCTCACCTGGATCAACAGCAAGTACATTAAGTCTGACCGTTGAGAGCTCTAGGGGTGTAGTGTTCACCGACACCCTAGTTGATACGACTCTTACAGCTCATGTATACAAGGATGGGCGAGAATTAACTGCTAGCGAAGTAGCTAACGTCGGTAAGGTCGTATGGTACAAGAACGGAGTCAAAGCTCATGAAGGTACATCCTATAGGGTACAGAACGTAGAGGCGGCGAGAGTGTCCGCTCAATTGGAGGTGTAAATGGAAATACTCGCAACAGATAGCATAGACCTTACCTCGATTAAGTCGGTAAATGACAAGGCTATTGAGGCAGCAAAGACTGCAACGGACTATATGAAGTTCGAGGCTGGTACAGGAATGGTAGTGTCAAAGAATGCGAAGTCGAATGAGGGTGCATCAATGGTGCTGACTGATAACTCTTTGCAAATTCGCAAAGACGGTAAGAAGAGCGCTGAATTTGCAGAGGATAGAATTAGCTTTTACGAACAAGACAAAAAGCTCGTTGACATTAAGAGTATCAAGGACGCACGAGATGGCGACTATACCATTAAGGGCGCATCGATTGACTGTGGAGGCACTGGCGCTGTAAATGTGTTCGCGAACGACATAGTTAATCAAGGATTGCACGCAGCATTTACCGCTACGGCGGGATCATACAACTATGACACTAACACATCTAGATTTAAATCAGCAGCTGCAGACCTTACCTCTATAAGTAAATCGGGCATAACATCTCTTATCGTAGAGAGCGACGGCTCGAGGGCGGATGGTGTAATCGCTAGCCTATCGTTTTCTGACAGGCTAGACGGAATTATCGAGCCTGTAATAGAGTTCGATAATAAGGGCACTGTTATCGCTAGGGCGGTGCGAGCTGACTCTATAGAGGGTCTATATGAGGACTCTCAAGTAACGGCTGGCGGTGTTGTATGGCACGTGCGCAAGTATGCGGATGGTACAGCTGTTGCAGAGGGAATGTGGTTCGGCACCGTATCTGCCGCGAATGCTTGGGGTCCAGTATACTACTCTGGAGGTAGTAGGACAGACCTCCCACCTGGACTATTTATAGATACACCGATAACTAGTGTAGAAATTGAGGCGCCAGACGGGGAATTGTGGACAACTCGTAAGATGTCAACAAAAGACTACATAGGTGGAGTTTATTATATATCGATGAGTAAGCTAACTAGAGTAAATGCAAGGATCATTTATAAAGCTACAGGAAGGTGGAAGTAATGATTGATTGGACAAGCATTATAGTGGCTGTTGTGACGGCTACAGGTGCAGGAGCAGGGTCACTATACGGAATCCGTAAGACCAGTTGTCTGACCGACTTCAAGATTGATAAACTCACGGAAGAGGTCAGAATGCATAACGATTTCGCAAGCCGCATACCTGTGATTGAGGAAAGGCTTAAGGTGGTAAATCATCGTCTTGATGATTTAGAAAAAAATAAATAAGTTAGTTAGCCGAGCATAGCTCGGTATTTTTATTGCTAAAAGGATGCAAAAATGAGGATTAATTGGAAAGTTAGATTTAAAAACGGCAAATGGGTAGCTATGTTTTTGGGTGCCGTAGTAACCACGGGGTATATGATTTGTGAAACATTAGGAATTAAAATACCCGTTCCACAGACAGACGTTACAAAAATCATTACAGCTATTTTAGGTCTCTTGAGTATGATTGGAGTTATTACAGACCCTACCACTAAAGGTGTGGGAGACAGTGACTTAGCTATGACTTACAAAAAGCCTAGAGATGAAATCGGTGGAGAACACACACCGGGGTTTACCGCAATATCACAAGAGGAACACGATCCATCAGATGCACCTACAGACAAGGAGGTGTAA